AAATTCCAAACTACCAGTCCCTCACCGCACAACAAATCCAAGAATACTTCTCGGAAGTTGTGGATGTAATCAACATGAAAGGTTGGACACCAACCAGCATGGAAAAAGAGGGTGGCTTGATGGGTGCAGAAGTTGATACCCTTCTTGAAACCCTTCGCAATGCCCCTGGTCGTGGTACTTCTGCTTTCCAATGGCTATCTACCAACCCAGAAGGTTTGGAGCTCGGAAGTGATGAACGACAAGGCATGATTGACTATTTTTCTGCTGCTGCTAATTGGGAACAACTCATCCCAGGAATGACCGCAAGGGTTAAAGCGTTGGGGCGTACATCCCAAGCCCGTTATCTGACTTTCGGTTTCCAATCTCTTCCAACGATTGAACAAATCGAAGATGCACTAAACCCTGCTTTTGATTCAGAGAACAAAGAAGTGTTGTTCTCATTGAATCGTCAAGCCAACGGTCAGACATTTGTTTCTATGGTTGTTACCGAGTGCAAACTACGAAACGGTGTTGTTGTCGAACGTGGTGAAAGAACCGTAATTGATAAATCCCCCCTCATTACCCAAATCAAAGAATTGATTGAAGCCTCTCTGTAAGGTGATGTATGGCTGATAAATGGCCCCTAGCTAATGGTAACTGGTCCAACGCTGCTAACTGGAATGGTGGAACCAAACCAGTAGCAGGCGATGACGTATTTGCCGATGGATTCACCGTTACCATCGACGAGAACGTAAATGTTGCAAGCATCCGTACCACTCAACGTAGTGGTGGAACGGCTGGTGGTGGATTTACCTTGGGACTAGGACTGAATGTTACCGCTAATATCATTAGCGGTTCTAGCGTTTGCCTAACTGTAGCTAATGCTAGTGGGACCAATGTTGTTACAGGGAATGCAACTGGTGGTACCCAAGGTGGAGCTAATGGTGCCATCAATAAAAGCGGTGCCGGAACCCTAACAGTTATAGGCATTATCACAGGTGGGTCTGGTAGTGTCTCTAGCGGACTTAATACATCTGGTGGAATCGTTAACATTACTGGAAATTGTATTGGTGGAACAGGTGCCCAAGCGTTCGGGGTTAGGGTTACAGGAACACTAGGACTTAACATTGTTGGAGATTGTATTGGCGGATCTAATTCAGGTTCCAATGGTCTTAATATGCAAAATCCATCTGGTAATACTGTGGTTACTGGTAATGCTATTGGGGGTACGGGTTTTAATGCTGTAGGTATCAACTTTACTGCTAGTACTGCCGGTACAACAACTGTGAATGGTAATGTGACTGGGAATTCAACTAATGTAGCTGGAGCAGGCATACTACTAGAAGCCACAACTTCCAACCCGGCTCTAGTTATCAATGGTAATGTAATCGCAAGTGCTGCAAATGGTATAAATTCAACTGTAGCCAATAGCGGCATTATCACAGTCAATGGTAATGTAACAGCGGCGGCTAACGCCATAGGAGTTGTTCAGACTTCTCTAAATGGTTGGATTATTATAAACGGCAACGTTTTTAGTGCATCAACTGGTGTGGTGCCATATTACGGCCAACGTGTTCTCATCAACCCAAGTGGAACACTCCAACACGAATACCGAGTGAACAATGCCGGTTCTGCTGGTGTAGCTCGCTCACTCTATACGGGTGGTATTAACCTCAATCAGCCAGCAACCATCAATGTTCGGTTAGGTACAGTGTACGGTGCATCGAATGAATTCACTGGTACGTGTGCTGTCCCCGGTGCTGCTTCTGTAGCTGTGGGTGTTCCTGTTGATAACACAGTGGGAACGGCAGCTATAACGGCGGCAACTATTCGAGCAGCCCTTGGTATGGCATCTGCTAACTTGGATACACAGCTAGCGGGAATAGCAACAGACATTGATAACATAACCGTCGACAACGCTGCTATAGCAGAAGCTGTTCGAGTTGAACTAACAGATGAACTAAATATCATCAACAATATCCCTGATAGCTTTGATGCTATCTCGACTCAAATTGATGATATTTCAACAGTCGTCTACGTTAGCCCAGCAGCATTCACCTCCCCAGGAAAAGTTACAGGACGTACACTACGACCATACTACAAAGATACAAGTCGAATTGGACCTATTGGTATTGCAGACAGTACCAAAACTCCAATCGACCTATCTGCATTTGAAGGTGACTTGTACGTATCTGTTATGGATTCAGACACCTTAGAAGTTCTTTTGTACGATGATGATCCACACTTCGTAACAAGCAATTTATACATCGACCCTTCCCCAGAAAGTGTTGGTGTATTAGAAGCTCCATTGTGTTGGTCACTACGTCGTATCTCTGATAACAAAACTCTCATGGAAGGTCCGTGGGAAGTACGATTTGCAGCCTACAGGACAACATCATGAAAAAAATTGTTGTATCTAATAGTTCATTAGCAACAGATCACATTGATGTTGTTGCTGGAAAACATTTAATTAAAGTATATTCCAACAATTGGTCTGGAGTTACTTTAACACCAAAAGCTGAAATCAATGGAACCGATGTATCTTTAAAAGATGTTTTCAACGGAACTATTTCTTTTACAGCCAACGGATATGCTATCTTCGAATTCGAAGGTCGTATTTCTTTTGGTGGTACTGTAGGTACTGGTAAAGAAGTAACTGTTGAAATCTCCACTCTTGAAGGGGGATGATATGGCAGATGATGCATCTGAAATAAATGACCTAAGCAAAGCAATGGGTCCAAAACGAGTCAAAACTCCTCAAGTTGAAAAGGAACAATTTGACCCAGTTACAGTTGTTCGAGCAGCAAATATGCTACGTGGTAGAAATACTCGTATCACAATGAACTCGATGGATATTTCAATTGCTACTCCGAAAGGTGGTACATCGTGTTCGGACTCTTGCACCGATTAGCAAATTCAGTCAGATCAAAACTTGTTGGAATCAACAATGGTTCAACAGAAGTCGACTTAATTCCTGATGTAAGAACCTACAAATCAGCTATGCGAAATCCATTCGCAAGACAACGGTTGATTGAATGTAGTCTTATTGAAGAAGAAGAAAACAGCTACTACAAAAGTCTTCTTGACACTGTAGCTGCTCATTGCTTAGGAACTATGCCAAGAGTTCGACTCTCTTTGCCTAATCCTTCAGCAGAAGATCAAATTGAAGATCAATGGATTGCATGGGGAGCAAATAACGGTATCGGAACAGCACTACGACAACTACGTCGTGATGCTTGTCAAACAGGTATCGGAATTGCAATCCCATACACCAAAGAAAATTCATTGGACCCAGTTAAGTTAGCATTTCGAAATGTGTCATGCTTATTGCTTGCCACCCCTCCAGGAAAAGGTTTGAACGACCGAATCATTGGAGGTATCGAATATGATAAGAATTGGGACCCAGTTCGAATCTACTTAAAAGAAGACACTTCACTACAACCAACACCATACAATGTAAAAGACATTTTATTCTGGTACAAGAAAACACCGTACATGCAGACCCCAGAATGTGGGCCAGCATTTATGTTGTATCCCAGTGTAAAACGATACTTGAATGCTGTTGTTCGTGGTGAAGAACTACGTCAATCAATTGCAATGGCAATTGAACAAGACCCAACTATCTATATTCCAATCAGTTCAACTCCACTTAAATCAAAGTTCGAGTATGAACCAGGAATGATACCAGCCCTTCCTCCAGGAACAAAGCTGACAGGTATCAGTAGTTCACAGTCTTCTAATGATCGTGTTGCTATGTTAAAAATGATGGTTGGTGCAGCAGCTCGTTGCGTTAACATGCCAGCCAACATTGCTTTAGGTGATTCATCTGGTCACAACATGGCAACTGCTCAAGTGGATATTCAACCATGGAAAATCATAGTTGAAAATGATCGTTTTGACTTTCAGCCAGTTTTAGTCAAAGCGTTTTGGATGTGGTACGAAGAAGCCAAATTAGTTATGGGTTATTTTAACTCATATTCTAAAGGCTTAAAAACTGGTTATACACCATTGTCTTGGTCATACAACGTGCTATTCCATCATCCTGATCCAGGTAAGATGGCTAATGCACGTGCAACTGACTTAGCTTCTGGTGCAACCACGTTAAGTTTGTTGTATGATTCGATGGACTTGAAAGCTAGACGGGAACTTGAAAAAGAAGCCAAAATGCTTGGTATTCCTGTTCTTGATCTTTACAAGATTCTCCTAGAATCTAGGACTAAAGTTCAACTCTATCAACAAGAACCAGACGATGACGAAGCTCCTCAACGAACAGCTAATGCAGCCTAACGTATTCCTTGCACAGGATTACAAAATAGACAATGCAGAAGCTGATGTTCCACAAGTATCTTTTCGAGGATACTCTGGTGATTCAGTAGACCTTTCTGATTATGGTTTTGATGCTCCTGTTGTTTACAACATCCAATCAATGACCATCAATCAAAGGATTCCAATTCTGTATAACCATCAACAAGAGATTGGTCATACAGAAAAAGTAGTTAAAGCTCAAGCAGGTTCTGCCGTCAAAGGTAAAGGACTTTTATCTGTTCCGAACGACAAATCCAAAGAAGTTCGATCAGGCTTGAAAAACAAGTTTCCTTACCAAGGATCAATGGGTTTATGGGGAGATTGGGAAAAACTCTCCTACATTGCCAAAGGTGAGGTAACAGTCAACAATCGTACTTTTAAGGCTCCCATCTATGTGTGGGAAAACACATCACTTCGTGAAATGACTCTCACACCGTTTGGGAGAGATTCAGACACGGCATTTGAACTCTTGAACGAGGAAAGAAGAATGAAAGTTAAGAACTCGGCTCCTGGTGCTCCTCCAGCTCCTCAAAGCCCTCCACCAGCAGCTCCAATTAACAACGGACCACCTGCTCCTGCACCAACTCCAGTTGCTGATCCAGCTCCTGCACCAGTTCCTACTCCAGTACCTGTGAACAATGCTCCTCCAGCACCTGCTCCAGTTGCTCCACCTACTCCACCTGCACCAGCATTGACAACCGAGCATTTGGTTACACTTGCTAACCGAATGGCAATGTATCCACAACACGCCAACTTGGTTGCTCAATCTATCCAAAACGGTTGGAGTGATGATGCTCTACGTGACCAAGTGGATTTGGTCATTATCCGCAACAATCGTCGAAACCCTCCCCAGGGAAATACTCGGCAAGAAGCAAACACTTTGCTTCGTGCTCGTTTATACAACTCTTTGGGTGTCGGTGAAACTACTCTTCAACGAGTATTTGCTGCACCTGTTGCCGAACAAGCATTGGAAATGGGCCAGTTGGGCTTGAAAGAGTTTTTGATGGAAGTTGCAAACGCTTCCGGTGGAAACTTTACTGGTCACTCTGACTTTGATCGTTTGGTGAAATATATCCGTAACCAAGGATATAGCACCATCGATATGCCAGAGTTCTTTGCTGGTGCCGGTGCAACTGTTTTGGACGAAATCTGGGCATTGCAACCACCATTTGCAACGACCATTTGTGCATCCAAGTCAATGCCAAACTTCAAGCCAGTCAAGAACATGCGTCCTGCTGGTGGTCAAATCTGGGAAAAACCAAATGCTGATGGACGTATCAGCCATGCAAACTTTGGTGAAACCCACAAGTATTACACCTATTTGAGCACCATTGCTCAAATGATTTCGTTTGACCGAGAAACGGTTGAAAACGACGACTTCGGTGTGATCCAAGATATGATGCGTTTAATGTTGGAAGGTGCTACTTGCACCCCTGACGTTATGCTCATGAATGCTTTGAACGTTGCTGACTCCGCTGACGGTTTCTTCGTTGATGGTGTCAACAGCTTCAAGGGTGCTGGTGCTGCTTTGACTCGTGCAAACTTGTCAACTCACTACAACAACATTCGTAAGCAACTCATCAGCAAGGGTTCGAAGTCGATTCGAAACATTCAGAACCTCAAGTGGTTGCTCATTACAGGTATCGAACAAGAAGAACGAGCTTGGGAAATCATCAAGCAAGAACGAATTGTTAACGATACCACAGCCAACACGAAGACCGGTGAAAAGAACTACTGGTTCAATCGTTTGGAACAACGTACCTTTGCTCAAATTGGCAATCAAGCCATTATGAACGATGGTCTTGCAACCCGTGAAGATGACTGGTACTTGTGGCCAGTTGGCGAATTGTTTGCACCATACGTAATGACCTATCTCCGCAACCGTCGTAAGCCAGTTGTTGAAGATGTTGCACTACCAGCAGACATGCTTGGTTTCGGTATTCGTGGCTACTGGGACTTGTGGCTCAACGAACGTGAAAGCTCGATGATCTTCCGTCTACGTCCATCGTTGTCGTAAGTTCATTCATCGTCATTTGTTCCTTCTTGACCCTGAGCAATCGGGGTCTTTCCTCAAACCATAAGTGAATTTAGAGTATGCCAAAGGATTTACCATTTCGTCAAGCCGTTCCAATCTCGTTGGAAGAAGTAAAACGGCAATCAGTATTCAAGAAACAAGCACCTGGATTCGGTGTCGTTGACATTACCAACACCAACACTGATTCCGTCCTTCCAGGAGAACCGATCGTTAAGTTGGGTCTTCTTGGTTTCAGTGAACGAGTCATTCTTCCAAGCTATTGCGGTGTAATGGCTGTTGGTGGAATTCGTGAATTTCGTCTTAACCCAGACGAAACCGAAGAAATCAAAGAAGGCGATTACGTCTACTGGGATTATGATTTGGAAGACGATGACTATGTTGGTTACGCTTCCAGTCAACAACCAACCAACGGTATTCGCCTAGGTCGTGCGGTACTTGTACCATACGACAAAGACTCGATGCCTGTTGATTACGACGGTGATCCAATGGCTTCGGCTGTTGGAAGTGCAACGATTCAAGTTCTTTGCACCACCGGTACTCCAACGACCTACGGAACGATCCCGACAATCTAACGATCAGGTGCTACATGAGAGAAGAACTTGAATGGCTATATGACGATCTTGAAGAAGACGATATTTTAATCGGACCTGCAAGACACCAAGCAAAGCCATTCAAGGCTTTTGTAACTGATGTAGCTCCTGGGGCAACAAAGGGAAGAATCCAAGTATCAAGTCATACTTGGTTCTTCCTTGTTGATTACGAGTCTCTAAAAGCAGAAGGGATTCGATTAGTTCCTGGTCTTAAAGTCTTTTTCAACAACTCAGTTTTTGAAATTGTCTTACCAACAAAAGGTATTTGGGAATTTAACGACCAATACGAAATCAGAGTAGCTATCAGAGCCGAAAGGATAGGCAATGAAATTGACCGCAATAACAGAATTGATACAAACAATTCTTAGTGATCCAGCAAACGAATCAAAGTTCACTGGACTATTACCGGTTCGAGACATACCTGTTATGACTGCCCTCCTTCCCAGAGAACTTCTGGAACGAGACGCTAAAGGTATCTATATCTTACCTGATTACGTTGGTGTTCAACTCGACCCAAAATCTGGAAGACAAAAAGTAGTTGCTGCAACAGTAACGAAATTTATTACTTTAATGTTGGGTGTCAAATTCGACGATATTTCTGAAGAAAACCAAGATATTACATCTTGGACAGAAGCTAAAAAATATCTTGATTTGAAAGAAGAAATAGACGCATTATTACTAATGTATGACTATTCTCCAAACAAACTCAAGATCACACAATTCGAACCAGCTATTCCTGAAGATGAAGAATTACGACTTCGATTCTTAATGGTTGGTACACAAATAGGATTCGACTCCAGATGTTAGCCAAAGTAACTTTCTATGCAAAGAAAGTGATTCAAAAGGTTGACAAAGCAAAAAGACCTGCACTTTACAGAGTTGCTGGTATGCTCCGATCAGAAGGTAAGCGTACTCTCAAAATACGCAAAGGAACTTCTCGTCCAGGTGCTGTACCTCATGCTCACACTAGAGGCGGTTTAAGGGTTATACATTTCAATGTATACATAAACGGTGCAATCATTGGCCCCGTTAAATTTGTTGGAAGTAGGTTCTTCACAACACCCGTACCTGGGATTCATGAACGAGGCGGTGTAGCTAGAACAGTAACAGGATGGAAGCGTTACCCACCACGCCCTTTCCAGAAAGTTACGTTAGCACGTTGTCGTTCAAAAATACCTAGAGAATTTTCCGCAGAAGTAGCAAGGTATCTATAATGTCATTAGAAACTACAACAGACCTAAATGCATGTGAACGCAAGGGTCAAGATATTAGCCTGTACTACAACACCGGTACTTGTGAAACTCCAGTATGGGTGTTCCACAAAGGTGTGACAGGTGACTTGACTGTTACAGTCAACGACGATGAAGACGAAATCAGTCTTCGTGACTCGGCTCAAAATTACAAACTGTATAGCCCAGGCCGTACAGATGTAAACATCAGTGGTGAAATGATGCTTGATCCACTGTATGAAGGCAACTACTTATTCAACTCGATGTGCAAAGGCGGTGCTCCAGCAGACTTGTTAGTTTTGTCTGGCTCCATTGAAGAAGTTGGGAACATCGGTTATCGTGGTGCCTTCTGGAACTTTGATCGTAGCTGGTCCGGTCCTGAAACCGGTAACGCAACTCAAAGTTTCAGCTTGAAACCGGCAGCTTGCCAAGACTGCTTGATCCGCACCGTCTTTGTTGATGTTGCTGAAGCAGTTGAAGACTACGATCCAGGCGTGTTCGTACCAGCTTCTTAAGCTAGTACACTCTCTCCAGAAAAAGGAACACCACGGATTGTCTGTGGTGTTCTTTCTTTTATTTCCCTATTAAGGTGTTTTCATGAAACCAGAACAACGAGCCAAAGAATTACTGTATGGCTTAAAACGAACAGGTGAGAAAGAAGTTGTACTTCATCTTTCTCATGTTATCGAAGTATTGGGTGTCGATAAGACAAACCAAATCGTTATCTCCAAAACAAGTATTCAAGAAGACGTCAAAGTAAGACGTGTTGTGCGTACCACACATACTGGTATGGGTGTCTTTAACAGGCAGGACGTAATCGATGCTATCGAATCCTCTGGACTTGTCGACGAAACAACAATTGGTACAGTACCTGAATTCAGATTTGCAGCAGGTCGTACACGTTCCAACTCAACTGTTGTTCGAGACGCTTGGAGAAAGGGCCGAAGAGTTGCTCCCCCAACGTCCGATAGTGATGGCAATTAATCGAAAACGAGCTTTGGAGATTTGCAAAGAAGTATGTCCTCAACTAATCCCTTCGGCGGACCAATCCGAATCACAATAGGTATCAACAACAAAGTATTTGTCAAACATGAAATTGACTTACTTCGTTTGTTTGAACCTAACTCAGGTGTTCCTGAAAAACTCAACAACGCATTGCACATGAATGACGCTGAATTGATTAAGATATTCAGCGATCTATATCCTTTAGTTTCTGGCAAAACTGTCAGTGAAGAACTAATTGATTCATTCGGTGCAGAAGAACGAGATGCAATCCGAAGTACAATTTGGGATGCTATCGAAAATTTTACGAGCAGCCATCTAAGGCATCTGGCAAAGGAACTTCGGTTCCAAATAACAACCGCATTAGCGGAAACGACCTTAGGGGACTCATCTTCGGTTTCACAGCCAGAACCGGAGTCGAATGCTGGGACTACACCTTAGGTGAAGTTGCAGAAATGTCAGAAACTGATTTGGAATACCGCCAAATCGACTGGGCTTGCTCTGCTCAAAACAAAGAACTACTACCAGACTCCTTAAAGAAGACTGGGCAAAGTTTGAAACAGATGGGTGTAGCAAGAAAAGTTCAAATCCAAAGGATGCAAAATGGCAACAAGAGGACAGATTGAAGCCGGTCGTGCTGTCATTGTCGTTGATGTTCAAGACAAACTTAATCAAAATTTGAAACTTGTCGAACAACGACTAAAGAAATTTGCCAACAAGATCGGCCAAATTGGATTTGATTTATTCAGGGGTGGACTCGTTGGGTCCATCCCTGTCTTTGGTTCCCTTAACGAATTCATGAAATTCGAAGACGAAATATTACGTCTTGGAACCAAACTCAATGCAACAGAAGCACAACTCCGATCAGTCGAAAAGACCATTCGACAATTAGGCAAAACAACCTCGTTCACCGCACTTGAAGTAGCAACAGGTGCAACATCGTTAGCACAAGCAGGACTCTCCCCAGGAGAAGTACAAAAAGGCCTACAAGCTGTACTTGACTTGGGTCGTGGTGCAAGAATCACACTTGATGAATCCGCTGACTTACTAGCTAACACAGCAAAAACATTCAAGATACCAGTTAGTAGTTTTGGTGAAATTGCTTCTCAATTTATTGTAGCTGCTCGATTATCTACAATTGAAGTAAGCAACCTCAAAGAATCTATTAAAGAAGTGTCTGGTACACTTAATGATTTGAACGTAGATTTACCAACCTCTTTGGCTCTTTTGAACCAATTAGGTTTCCGTTCGATCAAAGGTACTAAAGCAGGTACGACGTTGAACACTATGCTGCTCAACTTCGTAGCCAACTCTGAAAAGATTGCTAAGTTCTTAAATGTTGATCTACAAGACAGCAAAGGTAACATTCGTAAGATCACTGATGTTATCGGTGAATTTGGTCAAAAAATTCAAGAACTAAAACCAGCAAGACGAGCAAGACTTTCTCAATTCTTGTTCAATATTCGTGGTAGTCGTGGTGAAACAGCATTACGTGATATTGAAGCCGTTGTTAAAATGGCCGATCAAATCAAAAATGCTGGTAATGAAGCACGTGAAGCTGCTGCTAAAATGGACAGTGGTTTAGGTGGTTCTGTTCGTAGAGCAACCTCAGCTATCAATGACTTAGCTATTAGTCTAGGTCAAAAATTAGCACCAGCAGTACAATACATTCTTGATCTAGTACCTGCACTTGCTGCAAGTATTGACCAGATTGTACAACGTGCTCCTATCATGACTGCTAGCATACTAGCCATCCCTCCAGGAATACTTCTGGCAGGTACAGCACTACTTGGTTTAGGATTTATCTTAAACAAAATAGCTGGACTACTTGGCATAGTTACAACTTCCATATCTGGAATGATTACTGTTCTTCGCAATAGTGGAGAATCAGTAACTAAAGGATTAACAAGTCCTTTCACTGGTGCTTTAGCTGTTGCTAGAACTGTTGACAAGAAACTTGCCGCCACTATATTTGGTTCTGGGAGAGGACGACGTAAAAGACCAAAAAGTCTTTTAGGTGCTTCTTTTACTCCTAAATTAAATCCAAGAAGTTTAACTCGATTAAGAGAAGGAACAACAGGATTAGTTGGTGGAGCCATTCGTGGAGTTGCAAGTGGTAGTTTACGTTCAATTGATATTGCAGCCAAAGGAATTACCTTATTAGCTAGAGCTACAGTAGCTACAAGCAATGAAGTATTAAGAGCATATTACACTATTAATAAAATTATTAGAGTTAATATAGCTTATACTAAACAAGCTAAAGCTACAAACCTAGCTAATAATGCAATACTTTCTGTTCAAGCAAAAGCATACAGAAAAGTATTAGGTACTTACATTGCAACACAAAAGAAAATTGTTGCACTTATTCGTTCGTACAATTTGTATAATGCTCAACTAAAAGCAAATAAATTTCTTTTACAAGCCGCTAATCAAAAATTAGCTGGTATGGCTTCTGTGATGAACAGAATTCGTACAGTTACTAAATCGTTAGCTGCCTTAGAAAACATTAAACAAAAGAAACGTAATGCTCGTAGTGCAGCATATACAAAACAACTCACTCAAGAACTGGCTTTATTAAGAGCTAAATTAAGAGCTGCGGTATTTGAACGAAATGAAATTGCTCGATTGCAAAAAACATTAGTAGCTCAACGAGCAATTGTTCTTGGCAACATTAAAGCACTTCGAGCACAACTTCCAGGTTTACGTAGACAACTATCTTTAATTGTTTCAAGTTTTGCTAAATTTAGATTTATTTCTATAGCTGAAGTAAATCGAGCTAAACTAGCTAAAACTTTTGCAATTCTAGGTAGTTATGCAAGCCAAACTTTTCTAGGAACATTTAGAAAAGCATGGAATACAGCAATTGCTACTAAGACTTTTCTACAAAGTGGAAAAATCTTTAGTACATTAAATACTAAAGCTGTAAATGGAGTATCTGCTCTATTCAAAGGACTAAGTTCATCTTCTAAAGGATTCTTTGTAAAATTAGCTAAAGGTGAAACATCTTTAGTTAAATTTGCAAACGTAATTCTTAGAGGTAAATGGATTACTTATCTCTACAAAGGTTTTGTAGAAATAGGTAAAGGACTTAGATTTTTCCTAAGTGGTGCTCTTGGATTTGGTAAATTCTTATTTAGTTTCAACGGATTATTCACAGTAATTCAATTACTTGTATTGTTCGGAGACAAATTAGATTTTACCAAAAAGATTCTTGATGCTTTTCGTGCAGGATTTGGTCAATTAGGAAAAGCCTTTACTCGAATAGCTAGTCAATCACAAGCAGCTTTTGCTCAAATTAGTAGTGGACTAAATTTAATTTTTGCTGGTCAAGGTAATGCTGGTGTAGATGCTTTAATTGGTGGTTTCACCAATCTAGCTTCAATTATTACCAACAACTTACTTGCTGGATTCAACAGATTCATTCAAGAAATCAGTCCTGGTTTAGATTACATATACGTTCTATTTGGAACTATCTGGAATCTAGTCAAGCTGATCGGCACTAACATTGTAAACATACTTGCCCCTCTCCAGGAAATCGGGAAGGTATTCCAAGATGGTAAATCGTTCTCTGATTCACTATCTGAAATATTTACTCCTGACACATTGGTTAAGGGTGGTAAGTTACTAGGAAACTTAATCGAAGGATTAGCATTAAGCCTAACAAGTTTAGTACAATCTGGATTAAGTTTCTTAGCATCTGCTGTAGATTACTTAACTAGAACAATTTCTAGTTTTGTCAAACTACTTGTAGATGGTTACAGTGAGCTATTTGTTTCTCCAACAGATTACGGTGAACAAGCTAGACTACGTGTTATTTATCAAACAATCCGAGCTGATGGTTTACTATTAGCTCAAGGTTTGAAAAATACAGTAGCCGAAATGGACAATGTTCCAAATCGAATTCGACAAGCATCACAAAATTATAATGATGCTTTAGATAATCTAGCAAAAACAACCAACTTTTCTGCTGAGGCAAATGCAAGAGCTAAAGCTCAAGAATCTGCTGCTCGTGCTGCTGCTAGCCGTGCTTCATTTACAGCTATGTTCAACAACACCATTTCTGGATTATCTACATTAGGTGATTCAGCAATAAGACTTGGACAAGTAACAGAACAATTGAATTTCGGTATGGTTCAATTAACTGATACATTGTCTATGTTCGTCACTGGAGTAGGTGTTAACGAAGAACTTGGTAATTGGCAAAAGTCAATTAACAACATTCTAGGTTTTGTTGAAGGCAAAGCAACACGCAATACGACAGTAAAAAAAGCAGTTCAAGCCGCTGGTGATGCTACTGCTAATGCGTTAGCTAATCCCAAAGAAGCTATTGGAAACGGATTAAACTGGATATTAAATCCCGTTGGAAACGTAGCCAAAGCCTTAGAAAAACCAGTAGCAGATGCCGCTGCTAGTGCAGGTGCTGCAATCGGCAAATTAGTTGCTGGTAAAGACACCAAGCGAAAAGCACTAATGTTAGGTGCCGTGGTCGGTTCCTTCCAGGAAACTCGTGGACGCCTAATGGCAGCTAAGAGTGAACCTGAAAAACAAACCGAACTACTAAAGAACATTAGTGCAGGTCTTCATTCTGGTGATGGTAAATCTGATCCATACTTGAAGCAATTAGTTGACAAAGACACTCAACAGAAGTTTGATCCATGATAGACAAGTATTTTCTTTTACTTGCTCTTGAACGTAGTAAAAAACCAGTTGCTGTTGTCACCCAAAGCCTATATGATAATCATTTTACACGTAAGGAAGTTCCTATCGTGGCAAAAACTATCATAGGTGAAGGTGATACAGCAACTGTTAATTTACATATTGACAGAGCCGCAGCAATTCGTGTTTTGAAAAACCAAGGTTGTTTTATTAAGAAGGGGACTTCCATTGGAATTACTCGAAATCTTTAGAGACAGCCGACGAATCTCTTTATCTGCCACAACATTTACAAGACGGTTCGTATACCAAATCTGTCTTACCCAAGCTGAATACGACGCCATACCAGACGGTGTAGACGAATCTGAAATCTTTGGTAAGCAGGACGACCTACACATAGTAGGGTTAGTGGCAACTACCTTCCCAGAAATAATTGAAGCCGAAGGGTTAAGTGGTGATACAATACCGTTGGTTCTTGATGGTGTTGAAATCTCACAAGCAAATGACCTAGCTTGGAGAGTAGAACTAGAATACACACTTCCATCTGCTCAACAGGAATCAGCTGATTATGTCCGACTTTCATTCCAAATCAGAACCAATCAAATCAACCGAAAACAAAGTATCTCTGTTAGAAATTCAACATCTCGAACAGGATACACGGTTGCAACGCCACCAAACCCGTACAGGGCTATCGGCTTCTCAGATGGCCAAATTGAAGGGGCAGACGTGTTCACCGGAGAACAGTCCTTCTCCCTCACAAAATACTTTGATCCGAGTCTATGGTTAAGTTCACTCATTCCAACATGGGGTGCTT